GCTCATTGGATCCCGACATGTCTGCGATTGTAGGCCTCTGCCTCCTATCGGAAAAAGTCGTTTTATCTAGAAGCCTGACAGACGAGGTTTCTAAACTGTATAAATTGAATCGGGGCAACGTCAAAGAACCCCGAAAGTATGCTACTGAACGTATGTCTACACAGTCCAAACCTGTGGCGTTGCAGGTTCCTGTTTCGACAATAATTCTAGACTATAAGGATGAGGATTTTATTAAACAAAACCCAACTTATAGTGCCATGGATATAATTGGAAGCCCTAGTAATACGGCTCCGCAAACGGCGTTTCAAAGTATAATGCCGTCTCTATCTGCGCTATTTAATACCCCTTTCATCCAGGGGGCTTTTCGGCACCGGGTCATATCAAGTATGGGACCTGAAATTTCATACTTAGTTATGGTCATCGGACCACCAAGTGGTTTTATGGATACGCCAATGTATCGTACAGTCAATCATCTGTCCATACTGATGTCAAATGCTGATGTTGACTTGATTGATATTATCGCTATTAATTCGACGATGGCTAAAAGCACGAAGTTGGTGTTTGCTTCAACTTTTCAGGCCATGTTGGTTAATGACGTTTATGATAGATGCATGGTTTTGGTTGGGATTTTTTTATCTCAGGCTCTTCCATTCTTCAGAAATTACGTCAATGTACAATCGAAGGGTTCTCTCCCTCCGGCTGTGGCCGCTTGCTTAAACACTCCCATTAAGGAATTATTCTCGATGGGCTCTGGTAAACGTGAGCCGTTGGCGCTGGAATTTAGAAAGGATAATGAGGGGCAATGCCTTGGCATTGTTCTTCCCAAAGGGCATGAGGGAGATACCCTATCATCCCGCTATCCTGCTGTTTTTATTAATGAAAGTGAGCCCTTCTCTGATGAAGAGCGTTCTGAGCTGTCCAAACTCAAACGAACAGACCCGGACGCGTATGAGAAGCTCTATTCTGAAACGATCTCTAAGCACGTCTCTGACGGATCGTATGGGAATAGGGTAATTATTTCTCATAAAATGTCAAGATTATCAAATGGGGGAGTCAAGATAATTGGAAGATTCAAGATATCTGACTTCAATACTGTGAAGAAGAATTTATCCTCGCGACCTGGCGAGGTAGATTCTGCAAAGGAGCAATGGGAAGCTTTGTCCGGTAACGGCTTGGTGACGGACAACAACACTTCCATGCTTCATGACAAAATATTAGACACCATCACCTCTAATAAGCCAGGGGTGGTACTTAGAGATGGTAATAAGAAATCTGATAATATAGTGGTTTGCTTTAAAAATGGCTTCCCAAACAAGAAGCATTCTTTACTGCAGTTGACTAAAAATGGAATATCAGTTGTCAGTTTGGATGAATTGACTGATGCTGGTATCCTCGTGGAGTCTACAGGACCAGATAGGGTTCGTAGATCCCCGAAAGCTTTGGCAAATAAGCTCTCCTCCTTTAAGGGACGGAAAGTAACTCTTGATGTTGACAATATGTCAACGGAAGCGCTCATACAAAAGCTGTCAACTTTATGACTAGCTTTTGATCATTACGACCGCCATCTGCAGCGGAACA